ACTGTATGTATTAATAAATAAATAAATAAATAAAAATGAAAACAATTGAATCAATCTCAATTTGGGATAACGGACAAACACAGGAAGCAACTGTTTTAAATGCTTATGCGGTAAATGTATCACTTGGAAATTCAGCTACATTTTACTATTCTTTACTATCTGAATCAATGCAACAATTAGCGCAAGGAAACTTGACTATGTCTGGCGATGATTATTTGCAATGGGATGTAGATACTTTTGCTTGGGATTGGATTGCAGGTCAATTAAATTTAGTAATTACTGGCGATTATGTAGCTCCAGTTGTTGAGGAAGAAGTTATTGAACAAGAAGTGGTTGCACCAACTAAAGAATCCATTGAAGAATAAGTTTGTAATATATAAATAAATTTTAATATCTTTGTGTTTATTAACTAAAATAAATATTATGAAATTAGATTTGAACTTTGAATTAAAAAACTTAGAAGGACAACCAATTGAAAACGCTAATGTAGGTAAGTTAATTGCCAATACATTAATTTCAGAAACAAAAGGAGATGCGTTAAAGTATTTCGACTGGGCAAATAAACTTTATGCTGGTAAAACATTAGATATTGATTTATCTGATGCTGAAGTGTTAAAGAATTTTATCAAAAACCACGAGGGATTTACAGTGCTATTAAAAGCTCAAATCTTACCTTTGTTTAAGTAGTAGTAACAAAAAACCAGGGTGTATTAATTTACACCCTTTTTAAAATGAGAAGTTTAGATATAATAATAAATCGATGGATAAGTAGAAAACTTTTTGTTTTTCTTATAGGGTGTGCTGGACTATTTTTAGGTAATTTAGACTCATCTGATTGGGTTATTATAGCTACTGCTTATATTAGTATTCAAGGAGTTACTGACATTGTTGAGAAGCTATCAAAAAAATGAGTAACTTAGAGATAGAAAGATTGGATAGACTCGAGAGAAAGCAGCAAGAACTTGTTGAAGACTTAGCCATTGTTGGTAAAAATATTCACGACATAAAAAATGCTATCGTTGGTAATGAACTTAATAACAACCATGGTATGCTCTACAAAATAAACGAAATAGAAGACAGAGTAGAAGACCTTGAAGTCTTTAAAAACGAAGTATCTGTTTACGTTAAACAATTTAAAGTGGTAATGCTTATTATCTTAGGTTCTTTAGGAACTATACTGATAAAAATATTCTCTAGATAATGAAACTAACTGAAAAAGGTTATGATTTAATTAAAGAATTTGAAGGCTTTAGCGCCAAACCATATAACTGTTCAGCTAATGTGCCAACAATCGGGTTTGGTAATACGTACTATCCTAACGGTATTAAAGTAAAGCTGACAGACAAACCAATTACAAAAGAATATGCTAACGAGATTTTTAAAGTAGTGGCTGATAAATTTGCAGCCAACGTTTTGAAACTTGTCAAATCAAATATATCTGACAACCAACTAAATGCCTTAACTGCGTTTGCTTATAATGTTGGTTTGGCTAATTTACAGAAATCTACACTACTTAAATTAGTCAATGCAAACCCTAACGACCCCGCTATAGCTAAAGAGTTCATCCGCTGGAACAAAGCAGGTGGCAAGGCTCTTAACGGACTTACTAGACGTAGAATAGCTGAATCAGCACTATACTTTACCAAATGAGATATTTAATCTTACTATTACTAATTACTTCTTGCGCTTCAAGAAAAGTAGATACTTCTAAAACAACTACAGAATCTAAAGTCGATAGCTCGGTTGTGGTTAAGACTGACGGCACGTATGTGAAAAATAATAATATATTTATAAAGCAAACTATTGACGAGGTTGAGTATAAACCATTAGATAGTTTGAAGCCAATGATTATAGATGGTAAATCCTATACCAATACTATTATAAAGTCAAAAAAGAATCGCTCTATTAAAACAGATACCACAAAAGAAATAGCTAAAACATCTTCTATAAAAAAGTTAAATGTAAAAAAAGAAGATTTTAAACAGGTAAAGAAAAAAGCTGTAGATAAAAAAGTTAATTATCTTTGGCTCATACTTATACCTATTGGAATGTATATCTATAGACAAATTAAAAGTAAGTTATGGCTGTAAAACAAACAAGCGCAGAAAAAAAGACTAAAGTTAAGGTTAGTCGTCCTGGTGTCCACTCAAAATCGGGGAGTTCCAAACTAAAAACAAGTAAGAACTATAAAAAGCCCTACGCTGGTGGGGGAAGATAAACTATGAGATACAGAATAAACGAAACAATTGCGAAACAACTGGGACTTGAGATAAACAAATCAGGTCGTTATAGAATTAGTAAAGAACAAGAGAAAGAGTACTTTAAGATAAAGTCAGAAACAGACTCAAATAATTACCAATCTAAAAGTAATACTCACTTTACAGCTATAGCTGATAATGGAAGTTTAATGAATATCCAACAATATTGTGAGTATTACGGATTGGATTATTCTAAAATTAGAAGTTGGAAATTAATTACTCACTCTTCTGTTCCATTTTATAATGTTGTTTTTTACGAAACATTTGAAGAAAAAGACGATACATTTAGAGAAGACCTTATTAGAGATTTACAACAGTATTCTCCTAAGTTCCCTAAATTAGAACGTATAGAAAGTAACGATAGTTATCTCTTGGTTATAGACCCTGCTGATGTTCATATCGGTAAGTTATGCTCTGCCTTTGAAGTAGGAGAGTCTTATAATAACCAAATAGCAGTACAGAGAGTACTGAGTGGTGTTAGAGGTATATTGGATAAAGTATCTTCGTTTAAGATTGATAAAATATTATTTATAGGTGGTAATGATATATTACATATAGACACACCTAAGCGTACAACCACAAGTGGTACACCTCAAGATACAGATGGAATGTGGCACTCTAACTTTCTAATCGCCAAGCAATTATATGTAGATACGTTAGAGATGCTGCTCTCTGTAGCTGATGTACATTTCACATTTAATCCAAGTAATCACGATTATATGAATGGGTTTTTCTTAGCTCAGGTTATAGAGGCTTACTTCAAGAATTGTGAGAACATTACATTTGACTGCTCAATCGCTCATCGTAAAGGATTTAGATACCACAACAACTTAATTGGTACTACTCACGGAGATGGAGCAAAACAGGATTTACTACCACTATTAATGGCTCAGGAGTTTCCGCTAGAGTGGAGTCAAACCAAACACAGATATATTTATACGCACCACGTGCATCATAAAACATCAAAAGACTATATTGGAATTACGGTAGAAAGCCTTAGAAGTCCAAGTGGTACAGATAGTTGGCATTCACGTAATGGGTATCAACACGCACCTAAAGCTATTGAAGGGTTTTTACATTGTAAGGTTAATGGTCAGGTGGCACGGATCACGCACCTCTTTTAGTAATTAAAATAAAAAACAAATGACACCGTAAAAGGTGTCATTTAAATTAGTATCTTTGATACGTTTCATAAGTTTTAGTTTTTTCTGGTTCTTTCGGATTGACCCCTATCTCAAGTAGGGGTCTCTCTTTTAATAATCATAAGTGTTTTTAATTTGTACACTATATCCTAATTCTTTTAAGACTGCCATCAGTGCAGTAGCTACATCTTCTCCTAAATATCTATTATCATTTACTTCAGGGTCAGGATGTTCTAATTGCTTACCGTTTAAATACAAATAAGTACCATAATTATCACAGCAACCATCACCGCATTGATAATGCCAATTCTTTAATTCTATTTTTACCATTGTTTTTTGTTATTTATAAGTTCTATGTAAGACTTTTTAATAGCAATAGCCTGTTCAAGTCTTTCTTTTATCAATTCTATCATATCTTCGTCACGTTCAACGATAATTGTGTGATGATATACTTTATCGTTTACTTCTAAATAATTGAAGAAATAGGCTTTATTTCGATTCGTAGCCAACATCTGCATCTGCATTTGAGCTACATATATCTTATCGATGTTTTCTTCAGCTACTAATCTAAAGAATTTCTTTCCCTTAGGGCATTTTATCTCTAAAATCGCATCTTCATCAACAAGTCCGTCAGGAGATGCTCCAGCGTGTTCTCCGTAAGAAAAGAAGCTACAGTTTTGTACGTTTAGATTTGGATGTACTTCTTTAAACTTAGCAAAAGCAATTGGCTCTAAATCAATACCACGTTGCATATCTTTAGAAGTAAACCCATCTTCTACTTCCCCGTATAATTGCTCGATAGCTTTATCGATAGCATACGTCTCTCCTGTTAGTCCCATACCTTTTACTCCTAATAAGTCAATAATCTTACTCGCTGTGAATTTTCCATACCTTTCTTTGTACCAAGATAAACTTCTTTGTTGGTCATCTTTACCCATAGAGATGTCTCTATGCGGAAATGTGTCATACTTTACTTCTTTCCTCATAACTTTTAATTTCTTGTTTAATAATATCTTTAATAACTGGTTCTTTTATTGAATCTGCGAAGTTCTTAATATGCTCTAATCTTCTTTTAAGCTCTACAACTTCTTGATGTAGAGTATGCACTCTTGCCTCTAATCTTCTTTCTTCGTTACTCATTGTAAAATTGTTTATAGACTACAAATTAACACATTATACCTTAAACTACAAAATATTAGCATTATTTATAATGTTTAAAAATAGTGAATAACTATTGCGTATTATGTTTTTTATCTTTTACTTTGTCAAATGAAAAATGCAGAAATAAGTCAAATATTACAATATTGCGGTGTCAAGGAACATCGCTTGTGGGATTTGCCTCGCCCTAAGTGGACTCAAGACGATTTTAATGAACTGAAACAAATATTATGGAACAAAGAATCAGAGATATTATCAAAAGAGAAACAGGATTTGATATATCCCACAAAACAAGAAAACAAGAATATGTAGAGCTACGCTCACTATACTACGTGATACTAAAAGAGTTTGGCTATAGTTATTCAAGAATAGCACGAACACTATCTAAAGACCACGGGACTGTAATACACGGAATTAACTATTACCAAAATATAAATTCAAAACAATTAGAGAAACTAAAACAATTAATTATTAAAGAACTATGAAAAAGTATGTATGTGTTAAAGACTATGTTACATCAGAAGGAGATGTAGCTTTTAAACAAGGTAAGATTTACGAGATTACTAGTAACGGAATGTTGTATTCTGAATTAGCTGGAGTTAAGTATTATTTGACTGAGCAATTTAAGAAGGTTAACTTTAAGAAGTACAGGCCAGTAAAGTCGTTTGGCGGAAAAGGATTGTATGATGCATCAAACTGTCTTCCTGTAACAATGTGGACAGGTACTGGAACTGCAATTAACTTAAATGATAGTGGTAAAGAATTGATGCGTATAGATTCTAATTATAATATAAAAATTAAAGACTCAGTTGTTGAATCAGTTATTAAGAAATTCCAAGACAGGTCAAGAGTTGGTATTGAGAAATACGGAACTACTTTAGATAGAAAAGACATCGACTTTGATGGATGGGCGGAGCATATGCAAATGGAGTTAATGGATGGTATTTTATATTTGGAGCGATTGAGAAATGAGGAACGCAGAAATAAGTAAGGTATTATTTGAATCAAACAATAAAGACTCTTACTTATGGGATTTGCCAAGACCGAAATGGAAGCCAATTGATTTTTATAATCTAAACCAAATTAAAAATGGTCATCGTTATAAAAACAAAAAGAAAGTACACGACTTTGTAGAGCTATCAGATAAGAGTCTTTCGATGCAGAGGTCACAATCACATCTGATGAAACAAGTTAGAAGAAAATCAGATGGTAAAATATTTAGCGGAATGATACAGTTATGTAGAGAGACAGGAATTAATCGCTCATCATTATCACTAGCGCTAAACAAAAGACCAAACGCACCACAGAAATACATAGACGAATACGAATTTATATGAAACAAATGAGAACCCCTTTTGATGAACTATTTACAGTAGGAATGATTACAAGAGTTACTAAATTAAGCGACACTACTGTAAGAAAAAGAATAGAGCAGTTGGAATTATATCCAGCAGGGTTGAATGGTAAGGTTAAATATTACCACCACTCAGCAATAGAATACATTATTAATTTTGAACCTAATTTCAAATACTTAATTTTTGAATCAAAGCTAAATTATGATAACTAAATTTGAAGAGCGATTCGGATATATGCTATCCGATAACAACAGACTACCACATACCGCTACAATTAAGAAATACTTTATTGAGCGTATGTTAAACGAGGGATGCCCTAAAATATCAGTGGCAGAATACTTTGGACTAAAGAGAGATACTATAAATAAAATAATAAAGACTGAGAAATGTGCGCATTATTTTAGAATAGCAGAGCTTATAAGTTCAGAGAATACGGAGGACTTTAAAAAGGAATATCCTTATGAGAAGCCCGAGAAGGTGGTTGTAGAGAAGAATGCGCCACGTTTCTCGTTGTACGAGACAATAGCGATACTTAGAAAAGAACCTAAGTGTAAGCTATGGAATAAAGACTTTAGAAAATTTGATAACAAAGATTGGATTAAAATAAATAAACTATATGGAATTTAGAATAAAACAGACAGGAAAAAATACTTTTATAGCGCAATGCAGAAAATCCTTTTTATTTAAGTGGGGGTTAATAGATAATGAAGCAAATTACTCTTGGTCAGATATAGAAAAATATTCTTATTGTAAAACATACGATGATGCATTTCGAGTAATTCAAAGATATAAAATACATTTAGAAGAAGTTGTTAAATACCCTAAATATTGGAAAATAAAATAATGAAACAAAGCCCACTACAGCGCATAATTAAAGTTATGAATTACTACTACCGACAAGGCGCTAATAAGGAATCGGTAAACAAAGTATATAAAAACATTTTAAAGAAAAAGTTTGGTAGTTCCAAATAAAGTATTATTTTTACCACATCATAATTAACCGAGGTAAGGTCTGAGCCTCTTCATTTCAGTCCATAAAACAAATATATATTATGAGTTCAAACAGAGCGAAAGCATTTTCTCAACCGCTTTCAAATCCAGCAAAAAGATTTCTAGAATGGAAATCAAATGACAAATGTTTTTCTTACTACGACAAAGAAAAGTCTGAAAACGTAAAAGTCGAATTACCCTTTAAATTTTTAGTACTAGACCAACTTCACACTGTTAGTGGATGGAATGACGCTACATCAAGTGGTATCTATTCTAATGAGGTTAAGTTTATCTCTAAGCAAGTAATGACTGTTAAGCCATTCAAAGGTAACGAGATTGCTAAAGGGTTGTATGCTGACATTAAAGAGAAGGTTAAGAACGCAGGAGGACATTATGTTAAGTCTATCTACATTATGTTAGAAGATGGGACTTTAGCTAATATCCAACTAAAAGGGTCTGCTGTGCAACAATGGGGCGAATTTACCAACAAAAGTCTATCGAGACTACCTGAAGAGTGGGTTGTAGTAGATAAGGCTGTAGAAGGCAAAAAAGGAGCTGTTAAGTTTACAACACCTGGATTTAAGTTTGATGGTTCATTAAATGATGCACAAGCTGCAAAAGCTGATGCTGTTTTTGATGAATTGGAGACTTATTTAAAGGCTTACTTAATTAAAGAGGAAGCTCCAGTAGAAGTTGATGACCTATCTGGAAATTCTCCAGATGGAGATGATTTAGACTTTATCTAGACCAAACAACAACACAACTACTTAACCCTCTGTTTTACAGGGGGTTACTTATTTATTTTAGTTATTAATACCATTGCGTCAATATGACACAGTACGCATTACGTTGAAAAAAGTCGTTTTTTAGGGACACCCCCCTTCTTTTTTTGATTTTTAATAGGGGTGTCTCTCAAAACAGCATACCAATGCGTTGTTACGTTATTTATTATTATTATAAATAATAAAAAGGGTATTGTGTATATAAAAAATATAATATACATTTGCTATATCGATTGGATAATATATTATCTATTAATTATTTTATTATGAAACAAAACATTATTATTGTTGGAAACAACTACCAAGACTTTGTCGAAAAAGCTAAAGAGGTTACCAAGGGTTATCAAGTGGTTTGGTATGAACGTATCTTATTTAATGAAAAGTTCAAATTCTCCAAATGTAAAATAGATACTCAGGCTATAATCCTAAGACGTATTAGAAGTAGAAATGATATACCAAGGTGGTTTAAATTATCTAAATACTCAATAACAGTAGAAAAGAGAGGTTACCCTTTATTTTTGGTTTATCCAAAGATGGTATTTAATTGTCCTCCTAATCTATTTAAACTATTACCAAGAAGAATAACCGCAAATTGCAAAGTAA